AGTGATCAACAGCACGCCCTACCGCCAGAAGCAGAGCTAGGCGGCTCCTGAGAAAAACCTAGGAGCCGCCAGCATGTCTAAAACCGTTCGCACATCTTCGATAAGTCCTCCACCTGGTCAGCAAGACCAAAGCGCTCGCCTGGCGGCTTCCGCCGAGGTCGGCCAGGTGGAGGGCACCAATCTCTGCAGCCACTGCGGCAATGGCCTGCTTGAAGAGTTCTGTCACGAGCCTCCCTTCGTGCGTTTCCGCTGCACAGATTGCGGCTGCGGCATGGACAAGGACTTGAACGTCATCAGCCAGCCTCGCTTGATCGACGTTGGCATCAGCGAAGTGCCGGAAAACTCCATCGTTACGGGCTTTGCAGAGCAAGACGATGGCTTCAAGTACCCGTTCGGCTATGTGCGTGGTGAGGGCTATTTCTTGTGCGACAGGTTTGGCTGGGCTATGTGGCCTGACCTTGAGGGCATGTTGCGTGCTTTGGCGCTTCGCATGCTGGAGCAGGGCGCATGAGCATCACGTTCTACGACGGCAAACTAGGTCAGGGCATGTCGTTTTCGGCGGCACGCCTCAATGACGCACACGACCAGGTCACGGACATGATGCGCCGCCCTAATCGCATTGACGATTTGCGCCTCTATGAGCTCTCCAATCGTATCCGCGTGGAGGGCCTTTCGCTTTTGTCCACGAGCACGCTGGACCTCGATTTCCTGGCCTTCCTGGGCCGGGAAAAGGCCGCTGGCCGAACGTATTCGTCGCAGGCTCTCGCAAAGCAGGTTTTTTCTCAGGCGGGCGTGGTAGCACCGCCTGAGAGTCTCAATTCTGAGATTTCGACAGTTTTGGGGAAGGGGTCACAAAATGGCCTATGACACCCTCAAGCTGAAAAGTCCATCCATGGACGAATCCTTCGTCCGTGCGATTGAGCAGCAGTGTGTTTTGCGCTCCGGTGTTGACCTGGCTACGGGTGCGATGCTGTACGAGCTGCACACCGGCGAGCTGCTGGGTTCCTGGGATTCGCGCATCAGTGTGCGTCCCATGTACGAGGATTGGGTCACGGACAAGAACGGCAGGCCGCGCCTGGCTCCCTGCGAGCCTTACATCCTGGTCGAAGGCTCCGTTCATAAGGCCATGATGGGCCACAACGTCTATGGCGGGCCGCGCAACTTCCAGAAGGCTTGCTCGTTCTTCGTCAACCTGGTTGAAAAGCTGCTGGGCGTGGATCTGCCGCCGTCGGGCAATTGGACGGTTCACCGTGTGGACGTGGCCCACGTCTTCGCGCTCACGAAGCCGGCCTGCAAAGAGTTTTTCGACAGCATCCAGCTGCGCAATTTCCCGCGCCGCCAGAAGAAGGCAGCTAAGTACGACATGGCGGTGTACTTCCCAGGCAAGACCACGACCGTCAAGTTCTATCACAAGGGTTCTGAGTTCGGCCTGCATGACAAGGCCAGGCTGCGGAACTACTTCCGTCAGGCCTTCGCGCTCATGTACGGAAAGAAGGATCTGCGCAACTTCGAGCGCGCAGAAAACAAGCTCAAGGCATTGCAACGCCTGGCCGACAGCCGCCTGCGGGTTGAGGTCGAAGTGCACTCCGACAAGTTCCAGTACGACTTTGGGCGTAACCCGCTAGTGAGCGAGGTGGACGACGCCTACCTGGAAACGATTCACGACAAGGAAGTAGAGCGCCTGCTGCGCGAAGGAAAGCAGTCCATGGAAACAGTACGCACGACCACGGCAGTCATGACCCGCCTGCAGAACGTCTACGGCGGAACACCAGGCCAACGCCTGTACGGGTTCTGGGCGGCCATGTGCACGCTCAATGAAAACGTCATGCGCGAAAAGTACAGCCGCGCGACCTTCTTTCGCAATCGCAAGCTCCTCGAGGAGGCCGGTGTGTCCTGGCGCTCTTCTGACATCCATGTCACTGCGAATGACAGCCTCATTCACGACTTCACGCCTATGCGCGTGGACAGGCGTTTCTGCAATGCCCCGGCCAGAAATCGTCCCGAACTCAACTACAGCCGGGACGAACTGCGCTTAGCCGCTTGATGGAGAAATGACGATGAGTGATGCAGCAACTGCCGCGCCTAAGGCCGGTCGCCAAATGGGCTTCAACCAGATGATGGTGCGTGGCCGCGTTGAAGAAACACGCCGTCATGGCAACACCAGCTACACGCGCGTTCTGTGCCCTGCGGCCGACGAATACAGCCGTCCTCAGACACTGGAGATTCGCAGCAAATCGCGTCTGGGCCAGAAGGGCGACACCATCACGCAGCTCTGCGTCGTGGGCGGCTACACGCGCAAAGCGTTCCGGGCCACAGACAAGGAGACCGGCGAGACCGCCATGGTCACGCCTGTGGATCACACCGTTGATGCGGTAGAGGACTGACATGGATCAGGCGCAGCTTGATTTCCTCGTGACTCAGGTCTTCTGGGTTGCTTTCGGTGGCGGCATCTTGGGTGCCTGCGCGATCAGCTGCGTGCTGCTTCTTGTTGAAGGTCTGGCCTCAGTTGTCATCGCATTTTTTGAGCGCCGCAACCGCATCGAAAACGCCCGCAAGCGTGCCGCGCTGCTCTCGCGCCTGGCAGTCAAGTCTCAAGCCGAATACGACCGCTTGCTGGTGGAGTTGGCGAACGGCCAAGCGTCAGCCGCTGGCGGCGGCGTGAGGCGAGCTTGCGAGACACACGACGCTGCAAGCGCCAGTGCTCAAGCGGTTGCATCGCTGCAATGCAAGCAAGTCTGAAGGCTGTTTGTGTACTGCGTATCTGTGACCAACCAGACCTATCAGGAAGTGTCCTGCGACACGCCTGATGCGTATGTGGTCATGACCCATGTGGAGCTGGCTCAACACAGCCCGTTCTACATGGATAACGAATCAGCCGTGGAAATCTCAGGGGCCATGCTGATGGCTATGGCGGCGGCGTTTGTGCTCCGCCAAGTCCGTAAATACCTGGAAAAGGAAGAAGAATGAAGACCCTTATCAACGCTGTGAAGCGCCGTGCTCAGGCTCCTGCAACCAAGCTGGCAACTGCTGGCAAGGCTGTGGCGGCCGGCTCGACCTTGGCATTGGCATCTGGTGCGCATGCTGCCGGTGTGACGATCGACACGACTGACATTGTTTCGACCATCACAGGTGGCGTGACAGCTATCTCCGCTATCGGTGTGGCTGTGATCTCGCTGGTTGTCGTGATCAAGCTCTACAAGTGGGTCCAGCGCGTGCTGTAAGCGCGTGCGGCGGGCCTTGATGGCCTGCTGGTTTCTGGGGCGCTCACGCTGATGTGTGGGCGCCTTTTTTCATGCCAGGGAGGGCTACGACATGGGGTTCTGGATCGTTATCACGATGGTGCTGTGCGGCTGCATCATCTTTTGGCCGTGAGGTGCTTCATGCGAAGGCTATTTGCGCGTACGTTTTTATGCTTGGCGCTGTTTATTTTTAGCTCTGCGTCGTGGGCCACTGTTCCGCTTGTGGACAGATGGGTGAATCACTTGGGCCATTCCTTTTATACGGCAGACGAGGCTTGCGCAGATATTTACAAGGGTCAGTCAGGTACTACTGGTTGGTATGAATCGCCACGTGAGGGTGTGCATCAATGTTGGGGGTCGTACAGCGGAAATCCGAAGGCGTTTGGCCCTTTCGGCTTGGACAAACGTGCGGGGTGTCCGGCGAATTCGACACTTAATAGTTCGGGTTATTGCGACTGCGACGCTGGAGCGAATCAAGTGGGAAACCAATGCGTCGTTCCAAACACGAAGGATGAGAAATGCGCAACTGATTTTGCAATGGCCGGGTTTGGTATCGGTCAGGGCTTGGGAACCATCCGCGATACAAAGACCATGTCCGGCGTTGTTCCCTCTGGTGAGATGTGCTGGCCTCACGAGAGCGCAACGAGCGGCTGCCTGGTCAACTTCGACCGCACCAGCTTGACCACCATGCCCGACGGCTCCATTCAAAGCGGCGGGTCGTTCACCATGTACAAGGGCGGCGTAGGAGGCAAGGCATGCACGCTGGAGGCTCCGCAAGACCCTGGTTCGACGGTCGAAGAAAAGTGCGAGCAAAGCGGCTCCTATACCGACTCAAAAGGCACCCACAGCTTGTGCCTTGACGCGCCCAAATGTGAAGGCGGTTTCATGGGCACCGTGTCCTATCTCGGTGGCGAAGTTTGCATCAAGGACAAGGGCGGCAACGTCATTGAAACCAGCAAAGACACCATCAAGAAAAACGAGGATGGCAGTACCGACAAGGTGACTGAAAAAACCACCTGCAAGGGCAACACCTGCACCACGGAAAAGACCACCACCAACACCACTACGAATAACACCTCTAGCAGCTCGACCACGACCAAAACGGAGAGCAAAGAGGACTACTGCAAGGCCAACGCGAGCGCAGCTCAGTGCAAGGACGATGAAGAGAAAGAAGGCAGCTTTGGTGGTAGCTGCCAGAGTGGTTTCACCTGTGAAGGCGATGCATTGCAGTGCGCTCAGCTCAAGGAGCAACACAAGCGCAACTGCGAAATGATGGAGAAGGACACCGACGCCAACAGCCTGACCAATAAAGCGCTCAACGGTACCGACGACAAGTCGGCCGACGCACTCAAGGCCAGCGCAGGCCAGGTCAACGTTGGCAGCACTTTCGACCAGTCCGGACTGGGTTGGGGTAGCTCATGTCCAGCTGATCCAGAAATTCAGCTCAACTTTGGCAGCCAAAGCTCTTTCACGATCCCATTCAGCCGCATTTGCGGGCCTCTGGGCGTGCTTTCTTTGGCTGGGGTAGGCATCACCCTACTCGGCTGCGGTGTGTGGGTTCTAGGTGGGAAGAAAGAGGGCTAAACCATGCCAATGTTTGTTTCGTGGATCCTCGCCGGTTTGATTCAGATTGCAGGCAGCTTGGTTGGTCGCGTGTTGCTCGCGCTCGGCTTTGGCTTTGTCGAATACGTGGGCTTCAGCGCACTCATCGACAACATCAAGAGCCAGGCCAGTAGCCTGATAGGCGCGGTCGGCAGCTCTGAGCTCGCGGCGTGGGCCGGCTTCTTCCGCATCGATGTGCATCTGTCCATCATCTTGTCAGCCATTGGCGTCAAGGTGATGCTCAATGCCTTGGGAGGCGACAAGATTCGCCGCCTGGTAAAAAAATAAGAGGGGATCGACATGCCTATCAACTTTGTGACGGGCCTGCCCCGTCAAGGCAAAACGCTGTTCACATTCATCCAGGTCAAGGAACGCGCAGCCAAGGAAAACCGCCCGGTTTACTACTGCAACATTCCAGAGGTCACGCTGCCAGGCTGGACGGAGATTGCGCATCCTGACGAATGGATGAACTGCCCCAATGACTCCATCATCGTCGTTGACGAGTTGCAGGACTTTTGGGGCTTGACTTCGTCAGGCGCAAAGGTGCCGCTGCCGATTCTGGAGTTGTCCAAGCACGGCAAGCGCGGCATTGACTTTTACTTCATCACGCAGGATCCGACGCTCGTTCATGCAACGCCGCGTAAGCTCTGCGAGATCCACTGGCATGTGGTGCGTGCCTTCGGTTCAGAAAACGCCGTTGCGCACAAGTTCAGCCGCATGCAGACCGACCCAGAGAAGGTAAAAAAAAAGAGCGAGAAGCTCCCCTGGCGATATCCAAAGGAAGCGTTTGGAAAAAAGGACAAAGCCGGAAACTGGATATCCAAGCCTTGGTACAAGAGTGCCGATGTGCACAACATCAAGCGGCAGATCCCGCTCAAGGTCTGGGCTATACCAGGCGTATTGGTACTCGCTGCGTTAGCTGTCTGGGGTGGAATCACACTTTTTGGAAAGACGCTCGACAAGGCTAAAGGCAGTGCACCTGGTCAAGCTGTGGCCACCGCGCCAGGTGCACCAGCTGCTGCACCTGGTCAGCCTGGCCAGGCTGGTGCATCGTCCAAGGCTGCACCCAGAACTACCGCGCAATACCTGGCCGATTACAAGCCGCGCCTGCAAGACTTCCCGCACACCGCACCGGCTTACGACCAGGTCACGCAGCCCGTAGAGGCACCGTACCCGGCAGCATGCGTCGTTATGAAGTCCAAGGGCTGCAAATGCTTCACGCAGCAGGCCACGCTCATGAGCACGAGTGAGGAAGTTTGCAGGCTGATCGTGGAGAAGGGCTACTTCGTCGACTGGCGCATGCCGCTTCGCCAGGCGCCAGAGCGGCCGCAGCAGACCGCGGCGAAGGACGAAACGCGCCAGGCGCACCAGCAGCCCATGCCGGTCGCGCAGCCCGTCCAGCTGGCCCAGCAGCAGCCGCAGCAGAAAAAGGACTTGGGGTATCTGGAGAGCCTGGCAATGCGCAATGCTCAGGTTCGGTCGAATCTCATGGAGTGATTCGGAGATGTATGAATTCGCACGTAATATTTACTACAAACAATGTAGCAAACATTACATGATTGGCGCGGGATTGAGTGGATTTTGCCACAGGTAAAACAGGCTTGAGGATTTCGTCGGGGAAATCGCAGATTTTTACGATGAAACCGCAGGGCCGCGCTTTGACCAGGCATGGTCGTGATCGAGCAAAATCATCGCAGCGATCGACGCCAGAAGCCTCGCCAAATGGTCGTTTGGATTCCTGAAACAATAGCACAGGGTGCGAAGCCAGAGGATTTTGCCGGGGAGTTCGTAGACCTTCTCGGTGAAACCGCAGGGCGGTCTCTGGGTAGTCACTGAACCCCGGAAGTTAGGCCGAGAGGCGGAAACAGAAGGTTGTCAGCGGTCATGGGAGGATTTCGGCGGGGAGACTGGAACAGTCTTCACGGTGAAACCGCAGCATGAAAGCAGGGCAAAGAGAAAAAGAGGGGGAGGGTCTGGGCAAAACCCAGCTCAGGAGAGCTTGAGGGAGTTGCACCAGGTGCGCGCATGCCTCGTTTGAGGCTCAGGACTTCGCAGTTCGCCTCACGCCGCGCGACAGACCGGACGTCAAGATGCAAACCGCCAGGCAGCGCGCCGGTGTTTGACCAGGTCGAAACACAAATCCAACAGCATGCCGCGTCCCGCAGCCCTCGCATGGCGAAGCGCATAGACGGAAGGCGTACCCCATAAGAACCAATGCGGGTGGATCACTCGCTTGATAAACAGGCTGTTTTACTAGAAGAGGGAGAGATAGATGAGATACGGCTATGCCCGCGTCAGCACCATTGAACAAGATACGGCTCTGCAGGACACAGCTCTTGCCAATGCCAGGTGTGACAAGGTAGTCAGAGAAAAGCGTTCTGCAGTCAAGAAGCGTCCCGAGCTCGAAGCGTTGCTGCAGTCTTTAAAGCCTGGAGACACCTTGATCGTCTACAAGCTTGATCGACTGGCACGGAGCCTGCGCGATTTGATCCGTATTGCCGAGCACGTTCAGGCGAGTGGAGCCAAGCTTTTGAGCCTTACAGAGCCTATAGACATAGGCACCCCCATGGGCCGAATGGTGCTGCAAATCTTGGGAGTCGTTGCCGAGTTTGAGCGCAGCTTGATTCGTGAGCGCTGCATGGCCGGCCAACTTGAAGCCGTTAAACGCGGAAAGATGATTGGAAGGCCCAGCAGGATTCCACTTAATGACCAAAACGAAATGATTCAGCTGGTGGGCTGTGGCATCTCATTGCGCGACATTGCCGATGCTTATGGAGTCCACGAAAGCACAGTGCGACGGTTCTATGACGAGGCCGTGGGGTACAAGACACGCCGCTTTGGGCAGATTCGTCGGTGGCTTTACGACAACAAAAAACCCACTTAGACAGTGGGTTTCTATGGTTATAGTGTGCATTTTGCTATGAATTTTGATGCTCGCATTAACCATAGTTTTCGCAAGATGACCAGCCACACCCTGCCTCCCACAGCCGACACCATTCCTGCGATTTCCGCCAGCCACTGCGCGCCGGCGCCCTCCGCCTGGATTGTCCGCTTTGCCCATCTGGTACGCCCGCAGGGCTCGGTGCTGGATCTGGCCTGCGGCATGGGCCGCCATACCCGTTTCTTCTCGGCCCTGGATCACACGCTGACCAGCGTGGACAAGGCGCCGGAGGCGACCCGGTGCGTGGCGGATATCGCCGAGACGATTACCGCCGACATCGAGAACAACGCCTGGCCCCTGACGGGCCGCAGCTTTGATGGCGTGGTCGTCACCAACTATCTGTGGCGTCCGCTGTGGCCGCTGATTCTGGACAGCGTCAAGCCCGGCGGCGTCCTGATCTACGAAACCTTTGCCCAGGGCAACGAGGCCTATGGCAAGCCCTCGCGCCCGGACTTCCTGCTGACTCCCGGCGAGCTGCTGCAGGTCTGCGCCGGCTGGAACATCGTCGCCTACGAGCATGGTCTGCTTGGCCAGCCCGCGCGCGTGGTGCAGCGCATCGCCGCCATCCGGCCCGATGGAGCGGCCGTACCAGCCGCACTGCTGCAAGCCTGACGCCCTTCTTCCGCCCCCCGATCTGCCCGACTGCCATGCCCGCCTACGCCCTGCTGCTTGCCCACGACGAACGCCCCGGCCCGGAGACCGACTGGCCCGCAGAGCCCGGCGGCAGCTGCGACGGCTGGGCCGAATGGTTCAGCAGCACGCCGCTGCTGTTCAGCGTGCTGCTCGGCGATGCACGGCATCTGCCCGAGCTGG